GTGTAGTTGGCGCTGTTGAGGTTGTCTGAGTTGTTGAGAGCGGCATAGGACGTGCAGTTCTGGATCAGCGACGTGGGGCTGTCACCCACACCGGGCAACCCATTGTCGCCTGCGATAGCTCCCATCCACGAACCTGTGGTCAGGAATGAGTCAGTGTCGCCGTCCGCTGCCATCAAATCGCGGCTGGCCACGGTCTGCGAGATGCTGACTTCCCAATTACCGCCGCCTAGATCAGTGATGACTTGCGTACCGTCCGCGATGATAGACCCCGGCACGGAGTTGGGTGCGTAGATATAGAGGCCGACCACCATCGCCCCTAGATCGGTAAAGGTGACGTTCATCGTCGTGCCGGAAATCGAGGCCGTACCCGTCCAGCCCGCCGCGTAGTCCGCGACTACGGGGGTCGGCGCGTATCCTTGCGGCGCAGTAGTGACGGCAGACGAATTGGTCACGCAGTTGTCGATCAAGCCACGGTTCGACGCAACCAGCGGGGATTGATAGGTGTTGTAGCACTCTCTGCTGATGACAACGGTGGCGTTGCTTGTGCAGTTCTTGACCGTGCCCGCGCCCTGCGCGACGCCGCCCGACGTGTACGCAGAGTATCCTGAGGTATCCACGCCGATACTGAAGGTGTTGGCCGACAGCGACGTGATCGTATAGGTCGTGTTATTCACCTCTGTCATACCGACGACGTTTTCAATATGAATACGTGAACCAGTCGCCATGCCGTGCGCGGTGATGGTGACGACGCCCGGATTAGCTTTCGTGATCCCGATGATTGTCTTATCTGGCCACTGCTCATTGCGCCCGACGAGGCCGCCATGCTGGCCGCCCGACGAGGAGCCGTAGACTGCCATGTTCGACGTGACGTTATCGAGCGTGCCACGGAGCGACGCGACCACGCCGCCAATCGTCGTTCCCAGCAAATATCGCCCGTCACCACCAATAGTCTCGCGCTCCCACGCAGTCTGCGTGATCGTGCCGCTGACAGTCAGGTTCTTGACGGTGCCGATACCGCTCGCGTCGCCGACGTTGCCGAAGAGGCCATCTTCCACACCGGGTGTCGTGGACGTGTCTAGCAGGCTGAAATTGCTGATCGTGTAGCCCGCGCCGTCGAATGTGCCAGTGTAGGGCGTGGCCGACGTGGTGCCGAGAGGAGACGCTGCAAACACGCCGTCTAACTGCGCGTTGTAGTCGCCAAGCATCGTGACGTTGAGCGTCGGGTCCGCGTTCAACAGCACGCCAAGCTCTGGCAACGTCCGCACAGTGCCGAGGCCCTGCACAAGAAAGCCGGGGCCTCTGCCTGAAAACAGGATCGTGCGAAGCGCGGCTTGCACGTTAGATGCTCACAGACTTCAGAGTGATGGTGAACACAGTCGCGCTTGCCGGGGTGAAAGCGCCGGTCGTGACCAGATAGCCATAGAGCGAACCGCCGGAGGGAATGGTGATCTGCTGGTTAACCTGCGAAGTGACCACGGCCAGCGTGTCGCCAAGATCGACCGGCGAGCCCAGGTTGACCGGCTGCAGATAGGTGGCGCGGTCGCCGGAAGGCAGGTTGAACGGTGCGTTATCGCCTAAAGCGCTGGGCGGCGTGGCGCTGTAGAGATACAGCACAAAACTGGTCATCCCGGACGGGATTGCGGAGATGTTGACCACCAGCTTAACCGTGGTGATGAACACCTCGCCGCCGCCAGATGGGCCGATGTTGGCAAACGTCAGCGCCGCCGTGCTTCCCGTGGCCGCGCCGATAACATCGCCGGCAAGGTATGCGTTAGTGTCGGCCGTGCGGGTCAGTGTTACAGGCGAAGTGTAACCGCCGCCGCTCGAGGCAACAACAATAAGCCGCCCCTGCGCGTCAACTTGAATGGCAATCGTGCTGCCATCGCTAAAGGTCTGCGGAGAAGCCTGATACTGGCCGGCAATCTGTTCAACGGGCATTGTATGGCCCTCCTTCTAGGCGTAGACGCGAATGTTGAGGTTGGCGGGGTCTTGAAAGCCTGTATTGTCGCTGCTGACGTACAGGTGAAAGACGGTGCTAGTGCGCGGCGTGGTTAGGTCCTCGCCGCAATAGCGGTTGAGCGTGAGCGCAGTTGTTGAACCGCAAGTGAACTCGACGACGTAATTCGTGTCGGGCATTGCCGTCGAAAGCGTGCAAGTGAACAGGCCCGTGCTGTCGCGCACGACGCTGGTAAAGCCTGTCATTTTTTGCTCGGTCAAAACGCCGCCCGAGACGGTGCAGTAGGCTTGGGCGTACTGCTGCGATGCCAGCACAGCCGCACCGCTGGCACGCATGTAGTCCGTGCACCGCCAGTTGCCGGAGCCTTCCGACTCAAACTCTGCGCAATCCCCGGCCGCCGTGGTGATGTTTGCTCCCGTGGGCAGGATCAGGCTGGTGGCGTTGTGTGTGAGCGTCAGGATGCCGCCGAATACGACTTTGCGACGAACACCGGAGGCAATCGTGCCGAGCCCGGTGATTGTCGTTGTGCCAGTGATGCGGACATAGTTGGAAGCCGCCGCGCCGATGTTGCAGGTTGTGGCGCTTGCCACGTCTACCCGGACGGCTTCGTTGAACGCCGCCCCTGTCATGGTGAGCGTTGCGGTGACGCTCGTTGCGCCGCTTAACGTGCCGCCTGTGCGGGGCAGCGCGGGATAGGAAGAGTTTTGCAGGTGGAATACCGGCGTGGCCGCAGAAACCGCAATTTCGTAGACGCCGCCCGCCACAATGTCTCCCGCCGCCATGGCCGTTCCATTGGGCCAGACAAGCGCGCCCGCCCCTACCGTGCTGACATCGACGGTCATTGCCCCGGTGTTGGTAGATGCCGCCTTAAAGGTGAAGGTCTGTCCGACCGCGTAGGCCGTGATGCCCGGCACAGGAGAAAGCGTGATCGCGTCGGCCGTACCGCCCGCCGTGCCGCCGTAGTTGATGGCACCATCGGCAACCTGCGACAGTCGCACGCTATCGGTGAGCGCTGTACCAGCGCCCAAGCCAGTGAGCTTGTTGCCGCCCATCGGCTGGTTGCCGGTGTAAACCGTCTGTCCGTCCTTTGAGATGGACTGCGTCAGCGCGGCGGCGATGTCCGAGAAGTCGGAATTGACCGCGCTCGACGCAATCGTAGTGCCAGGCGTGAAGGGGGGTTGCGGAAGGCTGTAGGTGCCGGAACCATTACGCGCGATGACAACCTCCATCGAAATGCTCTACAATGGCGTATCCATTGGAGTTATTTGAATGACATACCGGCCCAAAGATATAATTCCCTGTACCGTATGCGGCGCGCGTGCCGTTGCGCGGCGGTTGTGCAAACCTTGTTATTACAAGCTGCGGGCCAAGGGTGGCCTCTCCGCTCACGCGATCCTCGGCCCAAACGATGTGTTTTGGTCCCGCGTCAAGAAGACCGAGACATGTTGGGAATGGACCGGGACGCGAAACCAGTACGGGTACGGCATCTTTCTCTTGCCTGGCGAGCGGCCGGTTAGAGCCCATCGCTACGCCTACGAATTGACTAAAGGCGCAATCCCTGCGGGGCTTGTCGTCATGCACGCTTGCGATAACCCGAGTTGCATCAACCCGGCCCATCTTTCCTTGGGTAGTCGAGGTGACAACAACCGAGACTCCACCGCAAAGGGGCGGAACGCCTTTGGCGAGCGCAATGGGCGCGGCCGGCTGACAACCGTACAAGTCGCCGCAATCCGCAGCGATGTCCGCGCTCAAGCCGATATTGCGAAAGACTATGCCATCACTCCAAGCCACGTAAGCCGCATTAAGACCGGTGATGTTCGGGCGAAGGGGTGAGCAGTTCATGCTGTCACCGTGGAGATGAGGCGAAACCGCCCGCAGCGCCGGAAATACCAGCGTTGACGGGGCGAGCCGCGCCCTGTTGCTTGAGAATGGCGTCAATCAACGAAAGCGTTTCCGCGTTCATTTGAGCATTGGGATTGGCGAGCAGATCGGCCAGACGCGAGCGCACCGCTTCGCTAGGCTGGCGGGCTTTCTGGTAGCCCGTTGCGATCATCTGCAGAATGGAAGCGGGCGTAGTCGCGCCGCCCTGCGGGATACTCAACGCCGCGTCATCCGCCATAGCGGCAAGGCGCTCGGCAGTCTGTGAGCCTTGTAGAACCTTGTTTTGCGTGTCCGCAAAAGCGCGCTCGGCGTTGGATCGCTTGATAAGCTGTTCAGCGACATCCGGGCCGTAAATCTCGGCCAGCTTCTGCTGCATGATTTGATTGTCGGAGATCGCCTTAGCAAGTCGGCGTGTCGATTCCGGGCCGCTGGTGGCCGCGTCGCGCATGACGTTTGACGAGCCAACCCGGAACGCCTGAATCTGGCGCAAATCCGCGCCCGGCAAGTCTGCAGCCAAGGCTGCCGGCGAGACGTTAACCGCCGCCTCTCCCTGCCCTGATTTCATAAAGTCGCTGCCGCGCTTTAGCCAGCCTTCGCCCGTGCGCTTGTTGTAGAGCGATGCAACTTTGGAATAGGCTTCGTCGGCCGCCTTAATGCCGGGGTTCGCATCCCACAGGGCGCGCTCCCACTTGCTGCCAATCTCGTCCACGAACGACTGATTGACCGCGCGGCCTGACTGGAAAGCCGCCTGCGTGTTCTTGTTCAACATGCGCTTGACCATGTGCGCCGCTTCCGCCGCGCCAAGTTTCACGCCGTTTTCTTCGGCATCCGCGATGATCTGATCCATCGTCTTGCGGATGGCCGGAACGTTTAGAAGTTCCTCCATTTCCGGGGAGACGTTGAATTTCCCGCTACGCAAAACCGGGTCGTAAAGCTCGCTTCCGGTCTGGGTCTTGTATGCCTGTAAGAACTTCTGCGCGTCGTAGACGCTGGGCACGTTGGCCTGATCGCCCATTGCCCCAAGCATCCGCTGGCCTGTCTCGCGGTTGCGCTGTCCGAAGGCTCCGGCGTACTTCTCGCCAGCCTCGCCCGGCAGGATGGCGCCGAGATTGGCAAGCCGCGTCGCACCCTTGCTGGTGTCGGCAAGGAAAGCCCCCTCGCCCAAATCGCCTAGCTTTGTGCGCGCCTGTCCGGTTCCGCCGCTGCGGGCAATTTCAAGCGCGAGGCGCTGGGCAGCCGCATCGCCCTCGATGTTCCCCGCTGCAATGCGCGAATTGTCGGCAATCCGGGCCGCCAAGCTATCCTGTGTGATGTTCCCGCCTTCGGGAGCAGCGGCGGACAGGGACTTGTAGGGGCCTTGCGTCGTGAACTTGTCGGCAAGATTGCCGGTCGCACGCAGCACACCCGGCGCAAATTTCTCGTATGCGTACTTTGCGGCAGATCCGACGACAGGAAGCACGCCACCCACAGCGCCACCAATGGCGGCCGGGAGAAGCGCATTCTCTGCCCTGTTCTCAAAGCCGCCCTCGCCTTCGCCAAAGCCCTGAGCGCCGCCAAGGACAGCACCGGAAGCCGCGCCGCGCGCCATTGCGCCGGGCAAGGAGGTGGCACCGCCGCCCAGCAGCGTCTGGCCGCCGGGAAGGAACGAAAGGGCTCCAGCGGTCGCCAGAGTGCCCGCCACGTTCGCGCCCGTGGTCATGGCCGGATAGGCGGTGGAGTCTGCTTTGGTCTGTGCCCGTTGGCGGGTCAGTTCGTCGGTGTAGCGCTGATCCTGCGTTGGGGCGTTGGACACCGTCTGCGGGGTCGGGCTGCCGCCGATGCTCTCGTCTCGCTGGAGAGCGGGGCCGCTCATCATCCAGTTGGAGAGCTTGGGGAAGGTCGAGCGCACGCCGGCCGCCAGTTCGTCGCCAAAGCCCAGCGTCGCGCCCTGCCCGAAGGCATTGGCAGCGGCGTCGGAACGGCCCTGTGCCTGCATCTGCGGTGCCGCGCGCTTGCCCGCCCGGAAGTCCTCGGCAGACTTGAATCCCTCAGACGACAGGTAAGCGTCGATGTCGGCTTCCGGTGCTCCGGCGTCGATCATCTTGCCGATGTTGCGCTTGATGCGATCGGGATCAGCCATCACTCAAGCCCGTATTTCTTTTTGAGGTCGGCGGGCGATGTGGCCTGAGTGCCACCGCCCGCAGGCTTGCGGATGGGGACGATCACGTCGTCACGACGCAGGCCGAACCGGTCAGCCATGCCGCCGTAGTGGTCCTCCAGCGCCTTGTAGTTCTGCTCCAGGCCCTTGTAGCGGGACTGCGCTTCCTCAAGGATGCGCGCGCGGGCCTCGGGCGTGAGCGTTGCGCCGCCGTTGAGCGAATTGATCATGCCAGCCAGGCGATCGCCGATGCCCTGCGTGTTGTTCACCATGATCATTTCGCCCTCTCGGACGACCGAGCCGGGATCCATGATCTTGGCAAGCGCATAAACCATGTTCAGGTCGGCCGCGCGTGACGGGCGCGTCGCGGCGTCCTTCATGGATTCCATGATGGGCGTGATATCGCGGTAATTCTTGACCACGACGGAGCCTTGGAACTCGTCGCGCAGCTTGTTGGAGTTGTCGAACTGCTGCTGCGGGGCCTTATCCGTGCGCTCCTGCTGGCGGTCCGCGTTCTTGTCCGTGCGGCTGCGGCTGTAGTCGTAGTCCTTCAACAGCCGGTCGTACTCGATGCGCTGGTTCTCGAAAGACACGTCCAGCGCGCGCTGCATGTCGGCGACCATGCGCTGCTCGGCCTCGGCCGGGTTGTTGCCGTAGCCGCCACGACGCAGGCGATCGATGTACGGGGCCGCCATCTGTTGGGGCATGTCGCGCGGCGTCATGCGCTGCGGCGGAACCGGAGGCGCGGCCATGACCGGGCCCTGCACGCCCTGCGGTGAGGGCGTGGGCGGCATGCCGTTCGCGTCCGCCGCGCCCTGCGGCATGTTGATTTGAAGCGGCGGAGGTGAACTAGGCGGCGTCGCCTGCACATTGACCGGCGGTGAGGGCGGCGGCGTGGGGCCGCCAGCGCCCGGCCCGTAAGCCTGCGCGAACTTCTGCCCGTAACCGCCAACAGTCGTGCCTAGCACGTCCTTCGCGTTGGGATTGTTCATTCCCCCTTCGCCCGCGAACCACGCGCGAGAGGCCGCCTCCGGGCTGCCGTGCTTCTGGACGTACTGGCCGAACTTCGCCTGGAAGACGGCGTCCTGTGCCTGCGGGTTGGCAAGGAACTCCTGCGGCGTCATCTGGCGGCCCAGCACTTCCTGCGTCCAAGCCGGAATGTTGCTGTCCAGCACCTGGTACTTGCCGTAGGCGCGGTTTCCCTTCTCGTTCGCAGGCGGGCCAACGGCTCCATATCCACCGTTCGGGCCGCCCTGCGACTCGATGCCGGCGATAGCCTGCCCGGCGTTGCCTGTGCCGCCACCCTGCATGGTCGGCGGCGCGCCGTAGGTGCTGGCGACCTGCCCTAGCCCCTCCCGCTGCGCCTTGGCCTTGGCCTGCTCGATCGCCATCTGCCCGGACAACCGGGCGCCCAGCTCAGGGTCAACAGCCGCCAGAAGGCCAATGCGCTTCTGCGGGTCGGCCTCGCCCATTGCCGTCGTGAGCTTGTCGTTGCGGTCGGTTTCTGCCTGCTTTTCTTCGGTGTCGGCCTTGTACGTCCCGTATGCGCCGGCCAATGCCTGCGCAAGACGAGCCGCGCCCTGCCAGGGAGACGACACAGGGCTCGTATCTGCTCCCTGCGCGGAGAGGCGTTCGGCAAAGGAGCGCCGGGCGTCGTAAGGACTCCGGCGACGGCCCACGCCCGCGAGCGTGTATGCAAGGTTGTCGTCAGGAAGGACGGTCATCCAGCCATCTCCCGTTGCAGATGAGACCACAAGGGCGAGATTTCAGCGGCTACCGTCGCGAGCTTTGCGTGGTAGGACGCGCTCAGATCCGGGTGATACTTGGCAAGGTACGCCGCCCTGCCCTCGCTCCACCAAGCCGGGCACGTCGCGCACTCGGGCGACTGAACGCCGTTTTCGTAGACGCGGCAGATCGGAGCGCCAACCTGACGGAGATAGGCGAATACGTCGGCGTCGGACCATTCCAGAAGCGGCAGCCACAAGTCGTAGCCCATACCCGTTGGACCGTTTTCAGCCGGCAGCCGGGGCATGTCGGCGCGCTTGGTGCCACGAATGACGAGCGCCACGCCATCGGCGGCCATGCGGGCGTGCATCGGCGCCATAATGTTGGAAGCGCAGCAGTCGAAACGGTCAACAAGGCGGCGAGAGCCAATCCCTATGGCATTCCCGGCGGGCGTGCAGGTCGTCGGCACAAGGTCGCTTGGCAGGCCGAACCGCTCATGCCAGTCGGCCACGTGGGTTTCGATGCGGACGAACCGGGGCACCAGCGCCTCGATGCCGTCCACAATCTCGCGGACTTCCGGTAGCAAATCCCCCGTGTCTACGTGGTAGAATGTCAGCCGGTCCCAATGCGGACGCAGGAGATGGGCCAGCGCGAGGCTGTCCTTGCCCCCACTGAACTGCAGCGCGATATTCCCGACCGAATCAGGAGGAAACAGAATGCGGCTTTTGATGGTAGTCATGCTGGCAGCCCTTGCGGGTTGCGCGCCGACAGTGGATGCGACCGAGCTTGGTGGCGTGGTGAACTATACGACAACGCCAGGTGGCGCGATCCAAGCCGCGAACGCGCATTGCCAGAAGTATGGGCGCGTGGCGCGGGCGACGCAGATTTCCCACTACACGGGCCACGTGACGTTCTCGTGCGAGCGGCCGGAGCGCTCATAGGAACATGCCCCCGGCTTGGATTGCCGCCCCTCCCAAGCCGAACAGTCCGCCCATCGCGGCATCCGAGCTTTTCTGCTGCATCTGCTGCTGGGCAAGCTGTCCTTGGTACTGGTTCCAGTAGTTCCCGCTCACATCGGTCGGCGCTACCTGCGTCTGCGCTACCTGACTGAACTGCGGCTGCTGTACGCCGTTGCCCGTTCCAAGGAGCGTCGCCACCTCATTGATCGGCTGTGTCCGTAGCGCCGTCATTTCTTGGATCGCGCGGTCGCGGGTGTTGCTCTCCAGTCCGTACTGCTGCGCGGCGGCGTTGCCCGCCTGCACATCCGCCCCAAGCCTAAAGTCGTTTACGGAGCGGCTGTAATCGTCCTGTGCGGCCTTCCAGGCGTCGGTGCCTAGCGAGATGCCCTGGTTGGCAAGCCGCTGGTTGAGGGCGTCCCGGTCGCGCTGCATCTGCGGCGCGTTGCGGTCCTGAATGGCCTGCAACTGCTGGCGCCGGTAGTCCTCGTTATAGGTCGGAGCCGGGGCGAGGCCGTCATAGCTGTAGGGCTTGGACGTGGCATCGCCAATGCGGCCAACGTACTGGTTGGCCAGATCCGACGTGCCCTGCGTTAGCTGCTGTTGGCTATCGTAAATCTTTTGCTGGCCAGGGCTTAACTGCGTCGTTTCCGACCAGATCGGGACGTTCGTTCCGCCCACGTCCTGCGAGCCCGTCACGGCATAGGTCTTAGACCCGTCCGGCCCGTACTGGTTGACGCGGTTCAGGTAAGCGTTCGCAACCGCCGTGTTGACGTTGCTCTGCGTCTGCTGCTGCGAGACGTACTTAGGATCAGGGGCCGGGGGTGCTGATGCGCTCTTGCTGCCCATATGCCTGCGTTCCGGTTGGACGACGGACCTTCGGGCGGGGATTTCTCCACCGGGCCTCGAATTCCGACTTCGTCATTCCGCAAATGCAGGCATGAACGCCCTTGGCATATTGATGCCGTAGCGTCCCTTCCGGCTTCAGGCCAATCCCTTCGTTGAAACGCAAAGCGCGCTTGTTCGTGGAGGGAGTAGCCGTCACTACCTTCCTACAAGCATACTGTAGAAATGGTATGCTCAACAAGGTAGAAATTGTGCGACGGGTTGCCCATTTCGGGCTCGCCGCCGCAAATGAAATCTCACAGGTGCCATACCACGTCTTACCGTCGATCTCTCGCGGCGCGGTGTAGTTGTGATAGATGCACACCGCCAGGAGCGGAAACGTCAGATCACCGCCGCCCACGACGCCCACCGCCTTCATGCTTTGGCTCGGCGTAAGGTGCGGGATGCGATGGGCCGCCCACTCCAAAAGCTTCAGATTCTCGGCGTCGTTGCTCGGGAAAAAGATCGTGTGGCTCATACGCTTGTCACCGTTTCCCAGCCCGCCCCGGTGTTCTGGCAGAGTTTGTTGAGGGTGCCGTCATAGACGAGCGTGCCTTTGACGTTCGCCATTGCGTTCTTCTCTGCCGTCGTGATTGGCGTGAGTCGGACGGAAGCGAAGGCGCCCGCGCTATCCATTCCCGCCCCCGTCAGCACGGCGTCAACGGCACGCCGAAACAATTCCTCGCTGGGCTGGAAAATGGGGATGATCGCCATTACAGCGCCACCCGCTGGCCGACTTCGTACTTCAAGTCCCAAGCGTTCAGGATGACTTGGATTCCGTTGCTCTGCCCGCCCATGTGAACGGACGCCGTGGTGCCAATGCCGGTGGCTGCGTACCAGTTACTATAGGGCGAAGCGCCGTCGCCCCACATGCCGACATCCCATAGGGACGTATCCCACCCGCCGCCTTGCGCGCCCGCAGCCATCGGGAAAGCGTCAGTGGATAGCGGCTGGTCGTTCCTGTAGTCCACGTTCATTCGGATTGCCGGGACCACCTGCCCGCCAGCCGTGAACAGCGGGCGAATCATGGTCATTCGTGACACGCCACCGGACCGGCCGTAGGTCTGGAAACTGGTCTTTACCTGCCACGAAATGCCAGCGGTGCCGTCGGAATAGCCCGACTCCGCGCGGTAGACCGTGCCATCGCTGCGGCCATAGTAAGGGTCCTCGTTGTAGATGCCCCAGCACGTTGCATTGAGCGGCGATGCGCTCTTGCCGTAGGTCGCCCAAGCGCCGGTTTGCACATTCACAACGAACTGAAAGGCCGTCGTGCTGGAGGTGGGCACGTTAATAAGCGCCATACGGGAGCGCGGGTAGGACGCCATAGACCAGCCCGTCAACGCGCCGTAACTGGTGTAGGCTTCCAAGATGCCTTGGTCGATCCGGTTGGTGATCGCCTGCCGCGTCGCTGCCGCCTGTCCACCGGCCATAAGCTGCCGGGTGCTGACAACGGCGGACTCCGTCACGATGGCGAGGTCGCCGCCGATGTTCGCCGTGCTGCGGTTCCCGATGGGCGGTGCGCCGTTATAGACGCCCACCAGCGCCCACGTATTGGCAGAGGCCGGGTCGTCGCCCTGGTAGACCGCAACCTGTCCGTGGCTGCTCACAAAGGCCAGGTAATCGTCGGAGCCTGAGCCCCCATCCCGGCTAACCGCGCCAATAGCGATCAGCTTGCCGCCGTCCGTGAACGTATCGCCCAACTCGAACGACGAGGCCGCGCCCGCAATGCTCGCAGTCGGCAGATACCACGCCTTTGTCGAATTGTTCTGCACGAACCAGATGCGCGACTTGTGCAGGCACGGGAAGTTGAGCGTCGAGCTGGTGACGTTGGTAATCGCGGGCGTCGTCCAGGTGGTGCCGTCGTAGTTGCGGACGGAATTCACGCCGTTCGCCAGCACAAGGAACGCGCCGCCGGGCGTGGTCATCATGGTTGTCTGCCAGTAGCCAGAGCCAAGGCTACTGACGACGGCAGCCCCCACCGCGCCCGTGGTGGTGATGTCGTAAATGTCGGTCGGAGACGCCGCGAACAGCTTGCGGCTGGAGGGGCCGGACCACTCCATAATGCTTTGCACGGAGCCGTTGATGCCCGTGGCGTAGCTTTGGGTGCCGTTCCTGACGCGGAGGTAAGTTGCTTCGGGGAACATGTTGTCGAGGATCAGCGCGTCGGCGGGCTTCATGGCCGCGATGCCGTCGCGGAGGTTGAGCCCGCGCGTAGAGGCCGGGATCTGCACCGTTCCCATAGCCGGGCCTTGGATGCGGCGCGGCGGCGTGCGGATGGGCGCGATGTAGGCCATTAGACGGACCAATTCCCCTCAGGAACGACAATGCCCGGCCGGCGAGCCCACCACCTGTCGCCGCTTGCAAGGTTCTGTGTGGAGCGCGGCGAGTCGCCCGATAGTTCCTGCCTGCGCTGGAGGTCGAATTGCTCGTATGCCGCCTGCGAGGCCAGCCCGCGCGCATCGAGATAGCGGTACATAATGGCAAGCGTCATGATCCGCTCGGACAAGACGCCCGTATCGGTGTCGGCCAGCCATTCCGACTGTCCCACGCCCGCGTTCGACTGGCACCACAGATTGGACGTGTACGCAAAGGCAAACGTCGCGCCCGCCTCCGGGATTGGCTGGACGAGAATGTCATCCCCCTCCATGTAGAACACGTCCATCACCGGGAACGTGTCGAAAGCCTTCCATGCCTGCCACAACTGCGGGTCAATCGGCCCCCACAGCGGGCGACGCGCAGAGCGGTTCCAAAAGGACTCGTCCAGCCACTTGCCCAAGTCCGTGGGCACCATGCCCGTCTGCGTCTCCTGGGCAAGCGTCGTGAACACCTTCTGACGGCGCAGCTTCCGCCAATCGCCATACTTCATCAGCTCGGTGCCTTCCTCGTTCGCAAAGGAAAGCATCTGCTGCACGGTCGCATCGGTGGACGTGACCACGACGTTAGGCACAGGCTCGCCCACGCGCCGGCAGACGTTGGCAATCATCGTGAGCAAACTCATGACTGCCACCTCGTATTGAAGGCGCCGCGCCACTGTTCAGGCAAATAGCGCGGATCGGTCATGGCGTCGTAGGGCTCGGGAATGGTGCCGGGTGCGGGCTCCGGGCCGCCCCAGCCCTGTCCACCGCTCTGTTGCGGCATCGGCGCGGCCTGCGCGGGCATCGGAGCCGGGGCAGGCATAGGCGCGGGAGCCGGGCGCGGCTGCATGTAGCGGTCCATCGGCAGAGAGCCGCCGGGCTGCTCGAAGGGCGGAAGTTTTCTAAACACATCTTCGCGTCGAAACTCCCCCGAAGGCAACGGGCGGCCGGTGTTATAATCTATCGGGTTCGTAGCAAAGAACGCCTGCCCCGGATTTAACTTTGCGTATTCTGACCAGCTTTGGGGAGATTGGTCGCCCGCAATATGAGGCAACGATGAATACGGAGAATTGTGCAACCCCTTAAATGGCTGCTCATAGGCAGGGGCCGATACGCCGGCCATCAGGCGCGCGAGCTTCTGGGGGGGCTTCTCGTCCATCACGCAGCCTTTCGGGGGCGACCAACCGGGCGCGATACATGCTCAGAGGCGAAGGCACCCGCCGCATCCGCAGGCATCGGCGCCGGCTCGATCTGATGTTGCGCCATGAACTCGCGCATAGCCTTGCGGTCGTCCTCGGCTTCCTTGGTAAGCCGCTCGACTTCAGCCGAAAGCCGGGCGTTCTCTTTCGCCAGCTTCGCGCCCTCGCCGTTCAGGGAGGCGACGAACGCCGCAGCGGTCGCGCGCAGTTTCGGACCGTCCGGCCCCAGCTTGTGAATGTTCTCGTCCGTCAGCCTGGACAAATCTTCAACGCTGAACACGTTGATCGACTTGCACTTGGCGATCTGGCCGACGCTGATGCCGCCCGCCCAGCCTTCCAGCGCGTAGCCGTCCGTCACGGCCTCAAGGCCGTCCTTCCAGCGGTTGTAGTGCGGCTCCAGGGCGTCCCACACGCAGGGCTGTGCATCGGGCCTGCCGCGCATTGCCTTGGCGTCCTTGACCAGCCGGGCGACCTTCTCGGACTTCTCCCAATTGGCATAGCCGCGCTTGCCCCACGACGCCCAATGGACGGCGTCGAGGCCCCCGCTTTCGTTCTCCACATGATCGACCCAGAACTTGAAGGGCACCACCGCGAGGTCGTTGCGGTCTTCCTGCTTCGCGTCGAACATGCATTCTCCTTGTGTTGTAGAAAGAAAGGGAAGGAGCCGAAGCCCCTTCCCTGCCCCGTTAGTACGGGAAATCGCACATCACGATCTTGGCCGACGCATCCACCGCGTAAGCGCAGATCGAGTCGGTGACAGCGGCGGACACGTCGAGCGTGCCGTCCGTCGAGCCAACCGGCGTCAGGGCGTTGCCGTCGGCGCCAGCCGTCAGAGCCGTGGTGAGCGTCGCCGGTCCCTTGATCTGGACCCAGCAATACTCGCCGTCAGCCGGAGCCGACTGCAGCACACCCGCGCCAAGACCGGCCGAGTCGGACAGGTCCGACGTGACCACGGTAGTAGCGCCCGCCGACGCACCAGACGGCGCGTAATAGTAGCAGACGTTGCCGGAAGCAGCGGCCACAGAGCCCGCGCCAGTGTCGTACTGGACGAACTTGTAAACCTTGCCGCCAGCGGCTTCGTAATGGTCGCCAACGGCGGCCGGCCCCTGCTGGGCAAGCTGGGTCGAGTCGTAGGTTGCGGTGATGTCCGCACCAACAAGAACAGTCATGGTCGATTCTCCTTACGAGGCGTCGAGCAGGATGCCCTGCAGCGAACGGTTCGAGCAGACGAGATTGCCCATCCACAGCATCGGGATGACGACCGCGTCCTGGTTGACGGAAACCTTGTCGTCCATCTGCGACCAGTTGGCATCGCGATGAACCACCAGGCCCAGATAGTCGGTGTTCAGGAAGTACATCTTCTCAGCCGTGGTCGAGAAGTTGCTGTTGCTGTCGAAGATCACGTCGGCATCGACGTACTTCAGAGCGCGGAAGCCAGCGGTCGCCTCGTCCTTGTCGTTGGTATAACGCTGCTGATCCTGCAGCGACTCCCAATACATGGCGAAGAAGTCATGGCTGGAGACGATGAGGTCCGGCTTGTCGGCGCCACGAACGAGGCTGAGATACAGCGTGTTCATGAAGCCCTTGATGTTCGACTTGGTCACGGCGTTCGTGCCAGTCGCTTCCAGAAACTGGTTGCGCCAGAACGTATACGTGGCCGAGTTGATGCCGCCGACCGTGCCCTGACCGTTGGTCTGGATGATGTAGGCGAGGCCGCCCATCTGGTTGGTCAGCGCGCCGTCGGAGTACACGTCGATCGACATGTAGTTGGCGGCGGTGCGGACGGCGTTCTTCAGCTTGGCCTTGGACAGATTGAAGATCGCGTTGTCGCCGCTGTTCATGCGAAGTTCGCGACCGGAGGCGGTCACGTTGACCGCAGCCTGCATCCAATCGTACTTGGCGGCCGTCAGAACCTGCGTCTGGCCGATGTTCAGCGAATCATACCCGCTGTAACGCTGGTACGTGCTGTTGTTGGCGTAGTCGAGGTTGCGGACGATTTCATAGCCGCCGTCCTCCAGATCGATCTTGCCCTTGCGCTTGAGATAGCGCCACAGAGCATTGTTCTGGCTGACGTTGTCGGCAATCTCCGACGGGTGATTACGGAGGGTGGAGGTCACCAACTCCGTGAAGACTGAGCTAGGCGATGCCATTGCGTGGTTTCCTTAACCGCGCGCCCGGATTCCCCTGAATGTTGCCGCCATCGAGTCTTCCCAACTGCCGCCCGCCTTGGCCACCACTCCCACGCTGCCCGGCTTGCGGGAGAGTGTGGAGAGTTTCGCGGCCTTCGCGGTTTCCGCCTTCTGCTTCTCCAGGGCCTCGGCCTTCGCCTTGGCTTCCTGTTCCGCTCGAATGAGCGTGCTGACTTCCGGGTGAGCCTTTGTCGCCATGTCGTAAAGCGCGTCCAAGTCCATACCGGGCTCGTAGAGCTTCACCATAAGCGCCTCAACCTTGTCGAAGTGCGGGGCCTTCGCTTTGAAAACCTCGATCTTCTTCTCGGCCTCGGTCAGCTTCGCCTGTTCGGCAGCCTGCTGCTGTGCGGTCAGATGGGATTTGATGGCGCTCAATTCCTGAGAGAGCGCGTTAAATTGCGGGTCCGGCTGCCCCTGCATGGGCTGGCCAGAAAACGCGGCTCTAATATCAATCCCGTACATCTGCGCGATTTGCTGCAGTCCACGGACACCATCAGAGGCGAGAAGCTGGTCGGCTGCCGCCAGTCGCCGGAAATACTCCGGGGCCGGGGCGTTTACCTGCCTCAGTCGATCCTGAATGCCTGTCGCGACTTCTTCAAACGCGGATAGGGAC